AATTTCAGAAAAAGCTCTGTAATCATCAATTGGCAAATAAGAACAATTGAAAATACGTGAATTGTTTATTTCAATTGGTTTACCTGCAAATTGCATTGAGCGCATTGATGGGAGTACTTTCTTATCGTAAACGTATTTATATGCTGCCTCGATTTCCTCAGTTAATTGAGGAAACTTTTCCAAGTGCATATTTTTATTACGAGTTACGAGTTCTTCCCAGGTTTCACGCCTGTTTTTTTCAGGGACATACTTAGCATACTTAAGGTATACGGTAACATCCGACAAGATACTTTGTTCGATATTCATAGTTTTAAATAATTTTAGTGATTTAGTTCAAAAAATCTTTGAGCAAGAAGTGATTTATCAACGGAATCTAATTGGTTAGCATAAGTGCTTTGTTTTGGTTGGGGTGTTTCATCATCATCAAAACTTTCACCCAATAACTCAAACCTACCAGTAGTGGTGTCAATTTTAGTATTAAATGTTAAACCATCCATTCCGTATCTATTTTTCATAATGTGAAATCTTCCTAGTCCACTAACTTTGTCTTGTCGCTTACGTGAAAGGGATATAGCAACATCGGCAATCATAAGTTTATCATATGAGCCGGCCGCTTTATCACCCTCAATAATATCGTCTTTGGCTCCTGCTCGGTTTACCTGTGAGGCAGTCCAAACGGGGATATTAAGTTGTCGGGCAAGACTTTTAGTACTAATATAAATATCATCTATTTCGTCTTTTCGTTCTTTTGTTTTGCGAAATGATGAAAGAAGATCCACATAGTCGATGATGATTAAATCTGGTTTAGTATCGGCATCTATACATTTTTGGATATGTGCCTCTAATGTGGAAATTGATGCCTTTTTAGGTGGATACTCTTTAATAATTAGTTTACCTGGTAGGGTTTTAATAGCTTTTTCTACCTGGTCTCTGTGGTTGTGAACCTCGGCTACACTAACCTGGGAGAAATAAGCATCATATCGTTTACCAACATAACCTTCTCCCAATTCTAGAGTATAGTGAATGACATTAAAGCCCATTTCTACAGCATGTGCACCCATTGCAACCAAACTCCATGATTTACCACCTCCTGGGGAACCAAAGACGATACCTAAATCACCATTTCCTAGTCCACCCTGGAGTAGATCATTGAATTTGTCAAATGGGGTAGCAACAATCATTCTATGTTCGTGTCTGTAGCGAGATTCAACATCCTTTTCATATTCATGACCAATATTTTTGTCTTGACCTGCTTTTAAGGCATTATCAATTAAAAATCGGATTGAATCATAATCACCAGCATTTAACATATCTACACTATTTAATAGTGCATTTTTTAACTGTTGGTTTTTACAAAAAGCAGCAAATTCTTTCTCGATATATTCAATATCTTCAGCACTTTCAAATGATTTGTAACATTCCCTTAATTGCTCAACTAGAGCAACTTTTAGAATTTCGTTTTCAATTTTTTTAATTTCTACCTGGAAATATTCCATACTAGGGGTAGTATGGTATTCGTGGTAGTATTTCAAGATTTGTTGAATTAACCATTTGTGTGATGAGTTATCAAAATACTCATCCGATAGAATGTCGTGGACTGTTTGTAAGAATTTTTTATCATTCAGCAAACAGGCAATTACTTTAATTTGGAAACTGGTTCCATAAGATGCTAATGAGCCTAATGTCATAACTTTTATTTTCTAAAACTGTTTAATACTTTAAAATTTTCTTGTAACCAATAGTTAACGTTTTTCAAAATATTTCCTAAACCATCCTCATTATACATTTGCATGAATGACGGAATATCTAGAGAAGGTATTTGTTGTTCCACTATTTGCTCGAGTATACGAATCTGACTGTCGTCTACCAAAGGATTTTGTAAATCCATCAGCTGATAGTTTCGGCGCAAATTATTTTCCTCAAATACAATTTTAGAATATATGATGTGTTCTTGGTATTTTTGAGCACTGATTTCTAAAATGTCATCCAATGTAACGTGTTTTTGGGTTAATTCTGGGAATAATTTGAGTAATTTTTTGGCACCTAGTCCTTTGATACCTTGTACTTTATCGGAGTTATCTCCCAACAATGTTTTATAGATGATAAAATTATTAGGTAATATGTCGAACTTTTCTTTTACTGTTTGGGCTGTGTAAAAGTCTTTTTCTGTTGGACGATATATAGTAATATTATCACTAACTAGTTGAATAAAGTCTCTATCACTAGAGACAATAATGGATTGGGAGTTGTGTTCTTTCGCAAAGTAGTTAGCAAGGTACGCGATTGCATCATCAGCCTCGGCTTTATCGAGTGATACTATATTAACGGGTAAACAGCGCAAATAATGGATAAGTCTTGATATTTGGTCCACCTTAGCATCATTTTCCTCCTCTAGATTTTCAAACACGTCCCAATTGGTAATTCGGGTAATGTTTCTGTTAGATTTGTATTCGGGAAGAAGGTTCTTCCTATTTAAAGAAGAACCCATTCCGTCAAATACTACATAAACAGAGGTTGGTTGATTTAGTTTAATAAGTGCACCTAAAGATCTTAAGAATCCAGCTAACCCTCCAATGTGAACTCCGTTTTGGTTAACGAAGTTCAACATTGCAAAGTTTCTAAAAAATAGATTTAATCCGTCAATAAACAAAACTCGACTGTGTCTTGAGAAAGTTGGAACCTCCTCGTCTTTCTTGATGTTGTCAAGAAGAGAAAATAATTCTTTATTCCTCATCCATCAATCCTAAAGGTATATCACGAGTTGATTCGTTCCAATCTGAGGTGTCTTCAATGATGTCAAATTTACCATCACCTAAAATGTTTTTCCATTCATGGGAATGTTCTTTTTTATAGGTATCGATATCTTTTTTATCATCCTCGATAAAACCATGGACAGTGGCAATTACAACACTTTTTGTTTGTAGACCTGTTACGTGGTTTTTATCACAAGATACTTTAGTACGAACAGCAAATTCTACCTCTTTACCATCTTTGGTTGCCTTGATTTTGCTTGTACCACTATTGGTAATATTACCAAAAGTCAATATAATAGAGGCATCCAAAAACATAGTTTCACCATTTTTCATTTTCATTTTTGGTTGCGACATGATGTTTTCAGCAGGAGCAACCCAAATTTTGTTAATGGCTACCATTGTATTGGTATAGGGTGAATTTTCTTTTCTAGATAATGGAAAACGTTGGTTGATAAAGTTACCAAATTGTTGGGACATAGCACCTGCATTCCACATTGGATTATTTTTATTTGCCTCAACACTCAATTTACAGGGTATTGAACCAATTGAATCCCAGAAGAAACACAAGTCATAAGGTAGGTTACCTTTTTTCTGTTCGTCCAACAAATCAGCAATAAATTCTGCTACATCCTCAATTGTACCTAAGGATGCTCT